CGGCAAGCGTTCCTGTCCTACCTGCACCAGAGACGGTGGTGTTATCAACGCCAGCGACGATCAGGCTGAATGGGTTTGCCATTTAGCGACCGCGCTTGAAGGTGCCTGTGCGGTTGATCGAGTCAGTGACGACGGTGTCAACCTTGCCTGTGCCGATGAAGATGTTGTTGGTGGTAGCTCCGCTCATTGGTCCAGCTGGGGTAGTAGGTGTTCGCTGACCAGTAGTCACAAACTTGAAGAACTCGCCCAGGTCAAAGCCTCCGCCGGAAGTTGTTGCAGCGGTAGTTCCGAATAGGTCAACCACACCATTGCCGCCCACCTTGTCTGTCATACCCTTCTCAGTGATTGCGTTAGTAAGCGCTGCCGCTGCCGCAACGCTAATCGCGAGAATGCTGACTGGCAAGAATGCTGCACCAAGAAGCGCAGTCAAGCCACCAGTTGCAGCAGTTCCACCAACGCCAGCAGCTGCGCTTGCTGCTGCTCCACCTGCGCTTGCTGCTGCTACGGATGTTCCGAATGCGGCTACAGCCTTAGTCACAACACTGCTGACAAGTGCGCTTGCTAGTGCTGCTGGAATCTGTGCGGCGATGTTGGCAACGATGAGTGCGGTGAATGGATCAACTCCACCCTTCAGAAGGTTAGCCGTGATGGCACCCTTGAGTCCACCAAAGGCTGCGCCGATGCCGGTGACCAGCAGGGTGATAGAACCGCCTGGTCCGAGCAGATCGTCAGCGCCCTTGCCGATGCCGCCGATCTTATCGATGAAGCCTTCAAGTGACTTAAGTCCTTGAGGCACTAGCCGCTTGAAGTCCTCAAACAGTTTCGGCAGCTTCTCCAAGATCTTGGTCACTAGCAGATCAGCAAACTTCTGAATCTGTGGCGTGTACGCCTTGATCGTATTGGCAAACTTGTCCATGTATGGAGCCAGACCCTTGAAGAGTCTCGTGACTGCTGGCAGGAAGGCTGCACCAAACTGCTCTTTCAGTTCTGCTGCCTGGATTGATACGACACTGAACGAGCCTTCTAGCGTGTTGGCATATGCGGCCGCGCTGCCCTTGGTCTTGGCAAGGATTGCGTTGAGCGCCTTCTGACCGCTGATCGTCTTGGCATTGATACCGAGTGTCTTGAGTAGCTTGCCGCCGTTGCCCTGGAACGCCTTACCAACTTGCAGTGTTGCGTCGGCTAGATCAATACCGGTCGCACGCGACAGTTCCATTGCGACATTCTGGATCTTTGTCGCCTGCGAATAGTTCTTGGTGAATCGCGTGCTTGCCTCAATCGATGCGCGCACCTCATCGTCGGTGAAAGCGAGTTTCTGACCAGCAATGATTTGTCGATCTACCGCAGCGAGCACGCTATCGGTGGCTAGCTTACGCGCCTTTAGGGCTGCGGTCAGCTTTGCAGTTGCAGCTTCGTCCGCTGCTGCGCCCTTGATTGCCGAGACGGTGAAAGCGCCAACGCCTGCTGCTACGCCAGCAATGCCAAGTGCAACCTTCTTGAAGTCTGAGCCAATCTGGCTCGCGGTATTGCCAAGCGTACCGAGCGCCTTGTTGACGGTCTTGATGTTTTTAGACGCGGCATCACGAGCGCTAATCGTCGCGTTGACTGTCACATTAGGCATTACTTACTCCTACCCTGCTCGCAGGTTAGACATATTCGGTCGGATGCCAAACACCGCAGCATCTGACCTGAGGCGCTCATTGCGCGCTGATCGAGCAATGCGCTTGATCTTCTCGCTGGCTTCTACGCGTCGCTTGCCTTCAGCCTGGAGAGGGGTGAGTGGACCGACAAAGTCCGGCTTGTTCCACTGGCGGAGCGACTGCTCCTGTTGGAACTTGGTTGCCGTGCCGTTGGCATACTCAATCTCTAGACCGAGTACCTTGGCGCGCATCGCCTCGTCGTTGAGCAAGAGCACGATGGTCTTAGACATCGCATCCTTGGCTAGTTGGATATTAGCCTCTACTGCCTCAATAACAAAGTTGTTGCCACGAGTTCCTGGATGCTCAATGAACTTGCGGTCCGAGAACATATTGCTGACAGTGACCCTAGGGATGGTGTGTGGCTTGGTGCCCTTGACTACGAACCGCGCGTACCAGGCGTACTTCTTCCCAGCCACAGGTCCGACGATTGCGCCTGGGCGAGTGATGCGCGAGCGACGGCCGCGCACGCTCTTCGCCAATCCGCCGAGATCTGTCGGAGCCTTCTCGCGTACCGGCTTGGCAAGGGCGCGAGCTGCGTTGACCGTGGCGAACTGCTCTAGCTTGCGAACGCCTTTCCAGCCGAGAGAGTTGAGGAATGCCTTCTGGAGCGCTTCAGCCTCAGCGCGGACATTGCCCTGGAGTTCGATCTCTACGGCAGCCTTAGCCACTTACTTGCTCCTTGGTTGAATCTCGCAATACAGACCCCAATAGGTCATGAGATCTTCAGCGGTTGCGGTCTTCAGTATCTCCCAAGGTGGCACACCGTAGGCGGTGCCCAGTGTGTGCGCGATGATCTCTGGGCTGGTCACCGCGACGGACTGACCAATGGCCAGCCGCCTGGCTTCCAGCCTTACGCGTTTGGGAGTGCTGAGATCGCGGTCGCCCACTTCTCCATTGCAGCCGTGATGGCAGCGACTGGAGCATCAAGGATGTCATCGGCTGTCTTGCCGTCGATGTCCTTGAAGTTGTGGCTCACAACCAACTTAGCGAAGGCTGCGAACTGGACGGCCGTGTCGCCCTGTAGTTCGATCAAGATGCGAGCGCTTACATTGCGTCGCAGTTCAATCGTCCATCCGGCAAACACGCCGTCTAGTTCAATCTTGACTGTGTCCATATTGACCCTCCTACTAGCGCCCTAGGCGCTGCTCTTTACGGCGCTGTTGCCAGCGGCGAATCCACGACGATCTCAAGCGACTTGCCTGAGGTCGTGTCGAACGCCAGTCGGCAGGTGACCTCATTGACCACCACGCCCTCGTTATCCGCTGAGAGCGGAACGATGTTCTCGATCTCCCAGGAGCCGAGAATCCACACGCCGTAGTTATCGGCAGTCGTACCGAACAAGCGCAGGTACTTCTGCGTGGCGATGTCGGTGATTGGGAAGCTCGTCGTAGCGTTCGAGTTGCTCGCCACCGTGAAGGTGAGCGTTGCATCCAGCACGCCAGTCAGCGCGGCCGTCGCAGCCGTGAGGCTGCCATCGAGTGCCGTAATCATCCCTACGCCGGTGTTCACCGTCAGGTTGAAGTTGTAGATCGTTGAGTAGTCGGTGGCCCCTGAGCCAGCCTTGTCTGGGAAGTTGGTGTCGGTGCTCAACTTCATCAAGCGCCCAGGCAGGAATGGGTTCGCAGGGATCGCGTTAGGGAATGCAAGCACCGATGAGGTGACCGTGGTCGCCGCGAAGGTTGCGCCCATCTGGAGCAGGCCGTTCGCATCTGCCGAGAAGGTGATCTCGGTTGGCGCTGCATCTCGGACGAGATACTTCTGCACGCCGTCAGTGACAAGGAACGAGTAGAACACGAGCGTGTCTACATCGGTCTGTGTTGGCGACCAAGTCCAGCTGTACGGCGTAGCCGTGCCTGAGGTGCTTGCGCCGATTGCGTCAAGGACGAGCGGCAGGGTGCGGAGCGATGCAGGACCCTCAGCAATAGTGAGGACTGGTGCTCGTCCGGTGATGACTGGCTGGCTCGCCTGAATCGCCGTGCGGCGACCGACAGATACGGTCTCGCCCATATCAACAGTCACGCCAAGATCGAGCGATCCGACAGTCTCGTTGAAAAGAATCTCGCCAGTCGTGGTGCCCATGGCTGCGGCCGTGCCGAAACCAGATTGCGACGCAGTAGCGATTCGCGTCAGAGCCTTTGCGCCGAATGTTGGCATCTCTCGATCTCCTTGCTTTACGCGGTGAACGCAACCGTGTCGTACACGGTGATTTCCGCACTTGCCTGAACCGTCAGGTAATCCTGATCGGCGTATGTATCTGTGCCGAGTGTAGTACCAGTGACTGCGACCTGAACGGCATTTCCACTAATCGTCACAGCTCCGTCAAAGGCGGTTCGCAGCCAAGCGCGCCAGGTGTATAGGTCGCGGTACTTCTCGTCCATCCGTGGGATGGGCAAGAGATAAACCACGCAGTTGACCGTCAGCACCGTCGTGCGGTTTCCGTTGCCAACGCTGATCTGGTCGCCGCCTGGGAACAGGACGATGGCAGGTGTGACTGGCAAGCCCTCAGGTGGGGTGGCGTAGACCTTGCGGAGTGAGTACCCAGTCGGTGGGGTTGCCGCCGCTAGGCGTGTAGCGATGGCATCAAGGATCGTCAGGTCGGTCATCGCGCCAAGCCGGTGCGCTTCCGATACGGCTCAAGGATGAGTGCAGCCTCTGGGTGCAGGGCGCGGCTCATGCGGAGGATGCCGCCAAGGTCAGCAGATCCGATCACGCCGAATGGCGCGGTGCGGCTGTTCCAGACAGCGCCAGCCTGAATGATCTCTGCCTGCTTGACCGCAGCTGGAACGCTAGGAAAGCCGAACACACCGACTACCCTTACGCCAAGGTAGACATCCTTAGGGAAGTTGCGCGGCCATGTGACGCTCGTGTCGATCTCGGTGTAGGGAAAACCATCTAGGGCAGCATTGCGCGGAGCCAGCACATAGTCGGTGCCAGCCGTCCAGGTGGTCTCGTAGGTGCCGTTCGCGTCATCGTCTGTCTGGAGCGTGGTGACGCTGACGAGATCATCGGTCAATACATACTGATAGTCCTCAGCTGTGTAGAAGCGTGTCTCGGACGCGGTGCCGAAGCCAGTCTTACGGTCGCAGTAGAGATCGATCAGCGTGTCGGTTGCATCAAGCACCGACTGGAGCGCAGCGTCATCCGTGCTGTCGGTGATCCCCACCGCAGCCTTGAACTCTGACAAAAGTGCGTAACTCATTAGCGGCCTCCTGTATGTAGGTAGGTTACGACTTGCGTTGATGACGCTACTACGCCGTAGAGTTTGTCAGCCTCTGGCAGCCAGATCGTTACGGTGACTCCCTTGTGCAGTTCCATACCGGTGGAGGTGGTCACGGCTGCATCACCAACATAGACAGTTGTGTTGCCGCTCATGTGTAGGCTCACCCACGATGCACCGACTACACCTGTCGTGATCAGGGTCGGAGTTGTGCCAATCGTGACATGACCATTCTTCAGCATTATTCCCCTTCAGGAGCGACGCTAGGCTCCGATTGCGAGATGGTAGCAGTCCTCATACCCTT